TTAAAAATTTGGATACATAAACAAGAAGGATGGTGAAACGAATGAAAAGACTCCTTATGACACTTGGATTGTCATTGACTCTTCTTAGTCCAGTTCAGGCAGCGCAAGTTATAAAGAAACAACCAACTGTAGCGCCATATTCACTGGCAGCAATGGGTTGTATGATACTTCTGGAATGCACCGAGGGTGTAGAACAACTCACAGCAGAATCAGAAGTATTCAAATCCAAAGACTTTGATTTATTCCGAGATGAAATCAAAGCAATCCTTGCTGGTCTAGATGCTAGTAAGGTGCCTGTGTATCTTGCACCAAAGAGATATTTTACACCAGGAACCATTGGTCTCTACAAACCCGACCTCAATCGCCTTTATATTAGTGAGTATCTTTTGAGAGACCCCAGAGAGTTTCTAGGCACGCTTCGTCACGAAGGATGGCACGCTGTCCAAGATTGTATGGCAGGTGGTATCAGCACACCATTTATGGCACAAGTTCATCAGGATAAAGAGATACCTGATTGGGTCGTCAAGCAAACGACAAGAACCTATACTGCTGCTGGTATGGCTCGTGCGATTCCTTGGGAGTCCGATGCTAACTGGGCAGAGGAGCAAGCAAATGTGACCGCAAATCATCTAGCGATGTGTGGTAAGGGTCCTCTGTGGGAGCAAGTCCGACCCACTCCTATGACGATGGAATGGTTGATTGGTTGTGGATGGATGAAACCACGAGAGGGTCACGAAGTTTATACTCCAAATCAAAAAGCAGATTTCTGTGTTCCAGGTAAATTTTAAAAACTAAATGGTAACTAAAATGATATCAATAAGATGCCGCATGTGCGGTAAAGAAATAGAGGGTCACCCAACCAAAACTAGATCTTGTGGTTGTCCAAACATGGCAACAATTCGTGGTGACAAAATTTCCGCAGTTGACTTATCCAAAGTTGTGTTGATCAATTCTGAAAGTAATGTTAAGAAACAACCATTATTGTCAAATGATGACTTACAATATCAAGAGGAGCGGCGAAAGCGTCGTGTCCGTAAAATAGATTTCGAGGTACGATGATCAATTTGCACCAAAAGTTTAATCACTATTTAAACACTGATAAAAAATTGGATCTTAGAGATGTGAATGAAAAAGTTATCAGCTATGGATGGTTAGATGATGGTAAAGATCTCGTTGGGTATTATGTTCTCACCGAAAATTATGAGTTGGTTTATAATTTAAAAGATGAGTTCCAGTATAAAGTGCCAAGAAAATCTTTTGCTGCAATGAAATGTAGAGCATAAATAATTTTTAAAAATTAAAAAAATCACTTGACAAAACACATGAAATATTTTAGAGTATCAATAATTCCTTCTCTTTAAGATAGAGAATTATTAATTGGAAAGGTGGCCGAGTGGTTTAAGGCAGCAGTCTTGAAAACTGCCGATGTGAAAGCATCCGTTGGTTCGAATCCTACCCTTTCCGCCACGGGGCGTAGGTCAGCTTGGTAGACCGCCTGCTTTGGGAGCAGGATGTCGCAGGTTCAAATCCTGCCGCTCCGACTCATAAAACTCACTTATGAAAATGAATCAAGAAATCGAAGAACTTCAAAAGTTTACAATTGAAGAATTTCAAGCAGACTTTGATACTCTGATAGAAAGAGTTGAGAATGGTGAATCATTTATAATAACAGATGGTAATAGAAAAGTTGTTGTTGTTCCTTATAACGAAACGATAAAGTTTGCGCTAGAACCAGTTGTGGATGACGAACTTATACGCATTCACACCGATCACGAGGAAGGTGCGTGATTTTCATGCGAGTGAGACTTGGTAGTCAGAGGAGTCTTATAAACTCTTTCCGCCAGATTAGCGGCTTTGAGGTGGTTCGAATCCACCCACTCGTACCATGCTCCTTTAGCTATCTGGTGAAAGCAATCGACTCATAATCGATGTGAGGTGGGTTCGATCCCCTCAAGGAGCACTTGACTTTTCTAAGTCAAACTCTTATAATACTAAGGTCAACATTCAAACCAATGACTCTTACAGCAAAATTCAAGAAAGACGTTCAAACTCTTCGCAACGCAGCAAATGGTGAGTTTTATCTTGATGTAAAGAATCCGAAACTTTACAAAAAAGTTCGTCGTTATTATGAAAATCAAGGTGTTGTATTCTCTGGAGATCCTCTTGATGATTATGAAATTTTGATGGAAACTATTGCTGCTGATCTTGAATCTGTCGAGGTTGCCTGATGAACATTATAAGAAAACCAACCGTTCTCATGGAGCGGTTTCCGTATCGTTATGTACAAGTAGGAACACTTGAAATCAACGGCAAACCCGATTGCCGTATTCAGAAAGTAGATTCCTATACTGGTCGCTATCGTGATATGTATCATTGTGATAACGAGATGCAACTGATGACTGCAATGGAAGACTTTGAATACACTAAATGGTTAGATCCAGATCGTGTCCCATGCTATGTAAAAGATGATGAAGAACCTAATGTACTTTGATGATGCTGAGTTGCTTCAACTTGAATTTTGTATGAAGCAAACAAAAAACCAAATGTCGATGGGTGGAGAAATTCGTCGCCATGCCTCTATCACTCAAAAGATTGAGAAGGAAATGGAACGCCGTAAACAAGAAACTGGTGCTTATACCAGAGAGGGTCTATTGAGTCAAATAGAAAAGGAAATAGAGCGTCTAGAAAAGGAGTTCGAATAATCACAGATGAATTTAACAGCACTGGGTTATTATAAATATTATCACCGTTAACTATTGATAATTATGACAACCAAAAAAGTTTCTTCTGAATCATCTTCTCAACCATACATGTCAGCTTATGACAAACAAGTTGAGGATAGACTATTAGCATTAGAGGAAAGATCTCATACTCCTTGTGGCAGCGGCGGAGATTCTGAAAAAATTGCTGCTCTTGAAGCAAGGTTAGAGGCACTTATTGACTCTTTACGTAGAGTGATGCCAGGAGCACTACCAAGAGATTTTTAATAACTTGGTTTCTTACTTCCTCATAAAAAGTAAGTGGTGGAGTCAATGACCCAACATAGACATGGAGAGTCTTAAAAAACCCTGGTCGGGAAACCCCCTCTGAGAGTTTGCAATCTCTCTATAAAGGATTGCTGGTGCGGATGGGACTCTCTCCCGCCCAGTTTCTTATCTCTGGTTAAAGGATAAGTGGCGAGCCTGAATTTTTAAGATGAGTTGCATAAACTCATCTTTTTTTGTATAATTAAAAAAAATATATTCATATGAAAATTGGATTTAATTGCAGCTCCTGTGACTTATTTCACGCTGGGCATGTGACTATGTTTAAAATGGAAAAGGAAATGTGTGATTATTTGAAAGTTGCACTTCAAGTAGATCCAACTATTGACCGCCCTGGAATAAAAAATAAACCGATTCAATCTGTTTACGAAAGATACGTTCAGTTGCAAGGATGTCGATATGTAGATGAAATTCTTGTGTATGAAACTGAGGCAGATCTTTTAAATCTAATTAAAACACAAACGATTCATGTTAGATTTTTGAGTGAGGAATATAAAGATCTAGATTTTACAGGAAAACAGTATTGTATAGATCATGGTATTGAGTTATACTACCATCTGAGAAGACACCAATATTCTTCAACAGAACTTAGAAATAGAGTTTATACTTTGGAAAAAGAAAAGAGAGAAAAAAATGGAGAAAACATAGGTGAACCATATCCTCATTCTCCTGAACTTTTAGAAAAATATTCTTTAAAAAACGAATAGTATGACAATTTTAGTTACAGGCGGTGCTGGATTTATTGGTAGTAATTTTCTTCATCACTTATTAACAGTTACGGATGAAGAAATTATCTGCATTGATAAACTCACTTATGCTGCTGATAGGAACAATATTCCAGATACTGTAAAACTTTATATTACGGATATTGCAGATGAGCACAACTGTGAATATATTTTTAAAAAATACAAACCATCGACAATATTTCATTTTGCAGCAGAAAGTCACGTAGATAATTCTATTCAAAATTGCACTCCATTTATTCATACTAATATTAATGGAACCGTCAATCTCCTAAATTTATCCTTAAAATATGAGGTCCAAAAATTCATTCATATTTCAACAGATGAAGTTTATGGATCAATTGATGATGGATATTTTACAGAGAAGTCAAACTATAATCCTCGTAATCCATATTCAGCATCAAAGGCAGCAAGTGATCACTTTGTAATGGCATACCACAATACTTATGGATTACCTGTAGTAATTACAAATTGTTCCAACAACTATGGACCTAGACAGTACCGAGAAAAGATGATTCCTAAAACCATTTCCAATCTTTTATCTGGTAAAAAAGTTCCCATTTATGGAGATGGTAAACAAGTTCGTGATTGGTTGTATGTCCAAGATCATTGCGAAGCACTTATAGAAGTTTGGTTGAAAGGTAGAGTGGGGCAAAAATATAATATTGGCGGAGAATGTGAGTTTAGGAATATTGATATTGTAAGAATGATTTTAGACCGTATGAATTTAAAGGAGGATATGATAGAATATGTGAACGATAGACCTGGGCATGATCGTCGTTATTCAACGGATATTGCTAAGATTCGACATGAATTAAAATGGTCTCCACAATTTACCTTGGAAGAAGGACTTGACAAAACAATTGAATGGTATGAACGCAATCGGAACTAGTCTAAAAGACGCATACATTATCACCACAAATATTTTTGAAGACAGTCGAGGTTCTTTTACAGAGTCTTTTAATCTTCGTGATATTCAAAAGATCATTGGCCCATACGAATTTGTGCAAGATTGTCATTCAGTTTCTAAGAAAAATGTAATACGTGGGTTACATTATCAGGTGGAACGTCCTCAGGGAAAATTAGTTAGATGTATTCGTGGGGAAATATATGATGTGATTGTTGATCTTCGCAAAAGTTCTAGAACATTTGGTCGGTGGACAGGATTTTATTTAAACAATAAATTTTCTCAATTGTGGATTCCCCCTGGGTTTGCTCATGGATTCTCTGTTCTATCAGATGAAGCAGAAATTTCTTATAAAGTTACCGATTATTATTATCCGGAACACGAAAGAACTTTATTATGGAGTGATATTAGTTTAGTTATTGATTGGGAAGTGGATGATCCAATTCTTTCTGATAAAGATATGAACGGATCAATATTTGTTGAATGCGACAAATATGAGTAAGATATCTGTTTATGGATCTACTGGATTTATTGGAGGAACTTTTTGTGATTTGTTTCCAGATAATATCATTAGAATACCAAGAGAGCAAAGAAATCCAGAGTCCAATCAGATTCTTTATTTGATCAGCACTACTTCAAATTACAATGTTTTAGATGATCTTACCTTGGATGTCAAAACTAATCTTAATATCTTGATGGAAACTTTGGAACATTGTAAGTCAAATGATTTAGTATTTAACTACATTAGTACAGGATTTGTTTATGGTTCAGATATTTTATATGCAAAGGAGGAGGATTCTTGTGACCCAAGAGGATTTTATTCAATCACAAAAAGAACAGCTGAACAACTGTTAATCTCTTATTGTGGTGTGTATGATGTCAAGTATCGTATTCTAAGAATTGCTAATGTTTATGGGAACGATAAAACAATATCAGCAAGAAAAAACGTTTTAGGATTTTTAA